GGGGGCATGGGGGGGAAAAGCGGCCCCGCCCCATCGCGGATAGGGTTCAGAAAATTATGTCATTTTTTTGAGACATGCTCAGACACAAACTTCTGATAATCCACAGTATAACCAGGTAACCAGGTATGAGGTGTCATGCAGACACCCCAATTACTAGGATACCTAAGACAAACAGGTACCATCACCCCACATAGCTGCATAAACATTAGGATAATAGTCACAAACAAGTTCTTTTACCTCATTAGCTATCAACATATGTTCTTTCTGTGTCCCATTAGCACACCTAAGGTCACAATAATGCAACCAAGACCTCAAAGACCCATTCATATACAACCTTGTAGGAGTAGCCAAGGGAAGAACATCTCTAGCACATTCTTTTGCTACACCTGCTGCTAACATCTCTTCATAAAGACTATAACTCAGATCAAACAACCCTTGCTGTTTAACTTTAAACTCCTCCTTAGTATTATCATCAATATTATCAATACTATTCTGTCTATTCTTAGTATCCTGACTCCTAATATCAACAGGTAAAGCCTTATCAGTCTTAGCATACCGTTGACTAAACTCTTGGAAGCTAAAGCTCCTATGACGGAGTATTTGAGCAGCTACACTCCTGGTAGTCTCAATCTCAACACACATGTTCACCATTTCAAAGGGTGACCAATGTTTATGTTTAATCAGGTACTTAATCAATCCTTGATAATCATTACTATCTTGATTATTAGGATTAGAGACTCTTGCCATATAGGCTATCAATTGTTCTCCATCCTCGGTGGTATGGATAAGAGATACATGACTCATATGATAATAATAGAAAGGTGGGTTAAAATGGTGGTAATAACAGTAGTATTTAGTGTGAGTAATGTTGGTCTTTGCAGTCCCCTAATATTCACAGTATATAGTAAGTAAAGGGGAAGGTTTGTCTTCTTTGAAGGCAACGCCTTCCCCCTGAGGGGGCGGGTCCACCCTTCCCTCCCCCTGTATACATGTCGGGTTAGCTCTAAACCCAGTTGTGGACAGTCTTTTGGCCTTTGTGTCTTCTAACTTGTTGTCTTTGCTCATAAGACATGCCGAACACCATGGCGTTAGCTGCCATTTGGGGGTCTTCTTCCCACATTTTCTGTAAATCGTTCCAATCTTCCCGATTTCTCTCCTTAACTGTTTCATAAGCAGAGATAGCAAGGGCATCTGTGAAGTATTTAACGCCTTGTGCAAGGGTATCTAAGCGGTCATCGTGCTTAATTGCACCCTTTTCACGGCACATACGACTCATTTGATGAAAGAGCATGTATCCGAGGCGTTCTTCTGGGGGAAGATCTTGGTTGGATTTATAGTCCCAATCAATGACCCCACGATCAATGACCAACCGATGTTGATTAAGGATAGGCTCCAGAGCATCAATGATACGGTCTTCTTTTCTGACATTAGCTCTTGTCTCTTCAATGTCAATATTTAGTTTGCCTTGTTGGAGATGTTTTCTGAAGAGTTCAGAAACGATTCCATCTCCGAAGTTACTTTCAATAACGAGCTTGGTAACTCCATACTTCTTACATCCCCTGAGGATGTCCAGGAGTGTACTGTCGCTGTATCCGTCGTGATATGCACGCATTTCATGCAAGTACAGGAAACCGTGTCGCTGGGATATATAAGCTGCTGCTGTTTCATCTGATCCACGACCTGACGGGTCAACTGAGCAGATTGTCTCGGTGTAAGGCCCCCATTCTCCTTGGAGTTGCATTGGAGAGTAGAAATAATCTCCAGGAAGACCAACCGTGGGGAGTTCTTTGATGACATTCTGGGGGTCTGAGCACCAGACGACAGCATCAGGAGCATTGGAAGGATTAACAGAGGTGACAACAAGGTCAGCCATTTTAAGCGGGAACTTTTGAGCATCACTTAAACTTGTATCTAACATGAACTGGAGCATGAAGTTAGATCTGCCCATAGCAGCTTCACGCTCTAGGAGATCCTCTTCACTAAATCTGTCTCCATCTGTGAGACCCCAAGGATCAGCCCCAGCATCAAGATCTTCTTGGATTTGAGGGGCTAGGTTGTCGTCATAGTCACTGAGGTTACGTGGGTACCTAGCGGGCCATACAAACGGCTTGTAGTTCCTCTCAGCGAGCTTACGGTAAACAGTAAATGAGGTTTGGGGTGTACCTAGGTAGCAGATCCTTGAGTCTTTCTTAGGGGTAAGGATAGACTCAGCTTCAGTACAGAGTTGAAGGAGTTTTTCCCGCATCAACTCAGTCATTGAGTTACCAGGAACTTCAATATCATCCAATACCATGAGGTCAGCACGACTACCAGTTAGCTGACCAGTAATTCCTACACTCTTAACGGATGGAGCTTGGTGAGGGGAGCAGTTGACATCAAAGCTAATCCTTGACCAGCGTGCTTCATCACTTTTTGGTCTTAGGTGAGATAACCAAGGAGTTTCAATGATGAGCTTCTGTAGAAAGATGGACATGTTGTCTGCACGCTCTTTAGAGGCAGAGATCACCATGATCTTCTTCTCTGGGTCTTTGAAGAGTGTCCAAAGGATGAATGCACCAGTAATCCAGCTCTTACCGACTCCTCGGAAGGCTTGGATCTGTAGTCGTTTAGGTCCACGCTGAAGGTAATCAGCAATGGCATATTGTGCTCTTGTAGGAGACGGTAAATCAAGCTGCTGCCACAGTGCTTGTAGAAACAGCTTGAAATCGTCCTGCAAGGCGGTTAAAACATCTTGCATAGGGGAATGTATCTAATTAGCTCTAGAGGGGGCTTCTAGGAGCCGCTAGCGTCCTCTGAGAGGTATTCAACGATGAAGTCGTTGAGATCTCTGATGTGATCCCTTAGAATTTGGATATAAGTACCGTTGAAGTTAGAGCTAGGTTGTGCTTCTAATTCTGCAACCTTAGTTTCAAGAAAGAGAATTTTGGCACGTAAAGAAGCAATAGGACCACTCAGAAGAACAGGATCATAGAAGGTAATTGGTTTCATCGCACAGCAAATAACTTGCCGTCAAATTCAAATGTATCCAAACCTGCACCTTTAGCTTGTGCATAGGCCCTATCAAATTGATTTTCATAGGTTCCAACTCGACCTTCACCAACTCTCAAACGGTTACGGATGGTGCCATCAGGATCCATGGTGTTGTACTTACCAATGGAACGCTCAGCATCACCTCGACTACGAACACCAACAGTGCTAGGTGTATCCCTATTGCTAGTGGATTGGTTGAACACAGAATCAATTACACCGCCACGTGAGAACAGCTTGAGAGCATTACGTCCCAAGCTGCGGAGGCTATTAACGTTTTGTTGGGTTTGACTACCACGGTTGTAAGGACTACGAGTAGGTGCAGGAGTACGGGTAGTAGTGGGACGTTCTCCCAGCAGACCACGTACAGCACGTTCAGGTCCTTGTTGAGGAGCAGTCCGAGGTCCTTGTGCTCCACGGTTACCAGTTGCAGGGCGAGTGCTTACACCCCGACCACGGGTCATAGTATTTGGTCCACCTTTTGCACGTGCAGATCGAGCAGACTTGATACGGTTACCACGTTGTTGAGAAGTGGTAGCGTTTTTACTTTCTCCACGGTTACGACGACCTTCAGCCATCGTCTGACGCATACTGCGACTTTGACCGTCTTTAGTGATCTTTACCTTTTTACGGTTAGTATTATTAGGGCTTTTACTGAAAAGAAGATCACCTAATCCACGTAAAAGAATTTCAGTTGTGCTATCCATTAATGTGATTTAAAATACGTTGTTGTCTATCGGGATGAAAGCCAAATCTGGCTAACATCCATTCATCCCAAGGTTCGCTTCCTTTACTCTGATTACAGTTAACGCAGGCTGGTACGCAGTTACTTGATATTGTTTCGCCACCTTTAGAACGAGGATGGACGTGATCAATAGTGAGGTCATTGTAATCATAAGTTTCTCCACAATAAACACATGTACAGTCAAAAGACTCTTTAATTGCTCGCCTCCAAAGGCGAGTAGCTTCAGAGGATGTCATGGTTATTAGGTTTGCAATGTAGTAATCAGGATTAGGAAGCAATGGAGGCATTACCGTTTACGCCTCCGCATACGTGCCTTCTTTCGGGCACCGTCTTGTCGATTCTTTTTGGCATCACATGGGACAACTTTTCCGCCTTTTGTGTGGCACATGTCCTTGCCGCCTTTGCCCATCAGGCCAGCAGCACGACGTTTGATAGCAAGTTCACGGCGGTAAGCACGATCCTTAGGAGATTTGTTCTCCTTGGTATCGTTAGCTAGTTTTCTTTTGTATGCTTCTGGGTTAGCTCTGTAGTAACGGGTGGTTTTACCAGGGCTCTTGGTTTTACGCGGAGCCATAAAGACGTTGTTTTACTAGTTCTGGGTCTACTTTTGGCATAAGAGTTGCCAATTTATCCAAGGGGTTGCCGTCATATGCAACACCTGAGATATCATTAGTTTTTAACCAATCACACGCAGCTTTAAGGTCAGCAGTAGATGCTTCACCGCTTTTGATACGTGATAGGAATTCCTTTGTAATTAAATTGTGGAGTTCGTTGAATTGGTCTTCTGTTGCTTTCTTTTTCATAAGCTGTAATTGCTACGACATCTGAGCACATATGAGCGACCCGAGACCCAGGACGGAGCATAAATCCATTTTTCTGGATCTCGGAACACTTCAATGCTCGTGTCAGTTCATAATCTAAACGCATCTTATCTTCATATCTTGCAGCTATAGACTTACATTGCTCAATCATGCCTCCATCTAACGGAATAGCGACACTAGCTTGAAGACCCCAATTAGCAGTTGTAGTCCTGCTATGGTAATCATAAGGAGAAGTATTACTTCCCATAAGAAAAGGGGTAACATTAAGTGTTGCTCCATTACATGAATTGTTAGGTCCAAAATACTGGCGACTAGGAGCACCACTATTCTGTATCTGTACAGCTTGATTAGTTACATTGCCAGTTGCAGCTGCTACAGGGTTAGATGTGTTTTGTACTCTTGGTTCTTCAGCATTTACTGGGAGAACACAGAGAGCGAGGTAGTAGTAGATGAAAAGTCGATATCTCGTGTGATGTCGATTGTTTCGATTACCCCTGCTGATCGTTCTGTTACTTCGTACTGGAAAGGCTCGCCTGCAGTATCGATTGTAAAACTGGACAAGTCTGCTGAGGGGGTTACGTTTGAACCAGACCATGAGGAATAAGTCCCTCCATAAATTTCATGTGCAACGGTCTCCGTAATAGTTTGAGTGGTGGTAGTCGTTGCCTGCATTGAACCCTGTGTAAAGTTAGGGGTAGTCTGGGCAATAGCAGCAGTTTGGAAAAGGAAAAAGAGAAGGAATAATTTCATGATTTTTTCTCTCGGGTGATGTGAAATGTAGCTAGTGTTCCACTCAAAATAGAAGCAACATAGGTAGGATCCATCTTAGGCATTAATCCTGCGTATGACGCTGTAAGTATTCCAGCCGACCAGGCAAGTATGAGGAACCTGACGAACGTTTCTTTTTTGTTAGACGATTCCATGCTTGTTTAATAATGGGTTTAAATACACTTACTAAACGCTTGAAAAGGGCAGTAGCTGTTAAAGTGGCTGCTACTGAAACTGTTGCAGTTGTACCAGCTGTGATAAGAACATCAGGAGCAGGTAGAGGTACCTCCACTTCAGTAAAAGGTATTTCAACTTCCCTCATACCAGGTAATACTGGTTGTTTAGGGGGAGGTGGAGTGGGTGCCTTAGAAGGGGGAGGAGCCTTCTCTTGTTCAGAGTTAACTCCTCCTTTAACGCCAGGAGGCGCTACAAGGGTGTTAGG